CTGGAAGGAGAAGAGCGGCGGCAAGCTGTACTTCTCAAAGCGTCACTCGTGCAGTTCATTCGAGTGACGGAAGATAGATATAGGCTACCGCACACGATACAAACCAAGGCAGAGCGGCGGCACAAACAACTAGCCTAGCGGTGATTACCAGCGGGTGAGAGACTTGATCTCTCACCCGCTTTTTTTATTGGGCCAACTTATGAAACTAGACACCGACCAGATTTTACAGCGAGTCAGCAACACGGAAAGCAAACGCGCCAAATACGTAGAGATGGCAAATCAGTGGGAAAAGATGTGGTTGCTCGACCCTGGGTTTAGTAAGACCCTCTCCGATTCCATCAACAAAGATGGACGTGAGCAAGTCATCACCGCCGATCCGTACAACGTGGTCAACTTGGCGCAACGGCTGATTTCCACACAGCCACGAATTGACGTGCCACCCAAAGATTTGACTGATGAAGCAGCTAAAGCAGCGCAGAGCAAAGAGCGCTTTCTTACCGCCATGTGGCAGCGTATCGGCCACTTGCAGGGGCGCAACATTTTGTATGATGCGGCGTGGCTGAGTCTGGTACGCGGCCGGTGTGCCTTTGAAGTCAAGTGGGTTAAGGATGTCTTGCCGCCCAAGTTGGCCGAGCGGCGATTTCCGATTCTCATTCGTACCCTAGACCCGTTGAACATTGGCGTACACCGTGGCCCACTGTACACCGAGTACGCGTACCACAAGTACCGCGAAGCGCGTGTCAACGTCCGGCAACGCTACCCGAAGTTAAAAATCTTTACCGATGACGACACGCGCAGCTTAGGCCGTCGCTTCTCCGATGAGAATGACGAGCTATGCGTGATTGACTTCTGGTGGATGTCACCAACAACCGGCGACATTTGGAATGCGGTATTGGTGGAAGACGAATTCGCTAAGCCACCGCGCAAGACTGCCTATACATTTATTCCGATCATTGAAGTCTACGGCGACAGCGCTCCCACCAAGGACGAAAGCCATCGGGGGCTATCCATCCTCTACCCGCTTGATGGTCCTTGGCAATACAAGTGCAGACTACAGAGCAACCTTGGCACGGGTGTTCTGTGGGCGACATGGCCCTTCTTCGCGGTGGAAAATGAAGAGGGTATGGAGGTTCCAGACTTCAAAGTCAGACCGGGCGCAACGGAGCATGTACCGGCAGGCACGCGCATTAACCAAGTCTTGCCGCAGGTCAACATGAATGTCATTGAATCCATGCTTGCCAAGTTGGACGAGACGCTACAGCAAAGCGCTTTCCCCTCTGTGCTGTATGGCGACAGCGGCGGGATGCAGGCCGGCTATGGGGTGAGCTTACTTAGTGACAGCGCACGGGGCCGCATTAAATCGCCGTTGGAATATTTAGAGATGGCGGTAATGCAGGTCAATGAAGCGGTGATGTCACTCGCTGAATCCTTTGACGATGACGACGAGGGCATAGAGATCTGGGGCAAGAACACCAAAGACAACAAGCTATTTAAACTGTGTCTCTACGGGAAGGACATTGGCGGATACTATGAAAACATGGTGACACTGCGCCCGAATCTACCGCAGGATGACGCGCAGCGGATGGCCTTTGGTTTGCAGATGGTCAACAGTGGCAACCTATCAAAACAAACGTTTTGGGATAAGTGGGTATCGGTTGATATGCCCAATGATGAGGCAGATCGCATTTGGGCGCAGCGGGCGATAGAGAGCGAAGAGCTATCTAAAAATATGATGGTAGCGAAACTGATAGAGCTATACCCGCAGTCCTGGGAATTGATTATTGCAGGCTCCCCGCTGGAACAGATAGCTGAGCGCTTCAAGAAACCGCCAGCACCGCCACAACTGCCAGGGGCGATAGGGCCAGAGATACCACCCGGCATGATGCAGCCTGGTATGCCTCCGATGCCGCCAGGGATGGGGCCGCCCCCAGGTGGGCCGATGCCGCTCCAACCACCGGCAATCCCCATGCCCCAGGGCGGCGGGATTCCTCCGGCAATGCAGGGGCAGATTGAACCAGAGATGATGGGCCTACCGCCTGGGGGGGACCCGTCGCTATTCGCGCAGATGATGGGGCAGCCCTTACCGCCTGGGGAGGAATTGAATTTGCTCGCGGGTCTACCGCAGGAAGGATTATAGGATGGCAAAGGTAACAAAAAAGCCGAGAGTGATCGAAGCCTTTCAATTGGTGAGGGGGGAGCCGTGGCCGCAAGGGGTGCATGGGGAAAATGGGGAGATGTACGTAATCACTATTCAGGGCGTCAAAACCCCGATTACTTACGGAGAGTGGGTCATGCCCGAAGGCGACGGGGTACACTTTTACCCCTGCGCAAATGAGGTGTTTCTCAACACTTATCATTTTGTGGAGGAAGATTGATGGCAGCGAATCAGTATCCAACGAACAACGTAAGCAACGCGCTACGCAATGCGGCCAACAGCAGCACGAGCAGCAACAAGGCAGGGCCGACGTATCGCCAGCCGACCCAACGCACCTACGGCAACAGCCCGTTACAGTATAACCAGAACGTCGGCCAAGATATGTACAGCGCTATGTCACGCGCTAACAACCCCTACGGGAGCGACTACGGGCGCGGGGGCGCACCGGGCAGCACGCGCCCAACGAATCAATACCAGCCCGATCCTTTGCCTGGGGGGATGCCCAACAAGGACAGCCCGTCATGCTACAGCCCAAGTCCGCCACAGTACCAGCCTTCGGGGATGGGGCAGCAGGCGCAGGCAAATCAGTTTTCATATTATCAGGGACTAGACCCGACCACGCTACAGAGTAACGCAGAGCGCGAAGCGGCGTTACAGTCGGTACAGGCGAACGTCCCTATCTGGCAATTGGGCCAGAACGCCTACCAGTACTCGCAGGATTTTAACGAGGCTCAACGCCGATGGAATGAGCAATTCAACTATCAGCAGGGCCTTGACCGCTACAACATGGATTTGTCAGGCCGCCAACAGACGATGGCGGAATGGCAGGCGTCACAAGCGGCCAACCAGTGGGCGCAAGATTTCAACCGGCAACAGTCTAACGATCAATGGCAGCAGCAATTCAGCCAACAGCAATTTGGCTTGCAGGACTATCAGACGCGCGAACAGTTGAACCAGTCGGCGCAGCAGATGGCCCAGCAAGCGCAGTATCAGCAGGGGCAATTGGGCATCGGCAACCGTGAGTTAGATATTAGGGACCAGTACCAACAGGGGCAACTAGCCCAGGGCAACCGACAGCTTGACATCCAACAGCAATTAGGCTTGGCGAATGTGGACGTACAGCGGCAACAGAACGTCATCAACGAAGCCTACAATCAAGGGCGCTTAACCAACGAGGCGCGGCAAATTGCTTTAGCGGAGTTGGCGCAGGGGCAGAATTACAGCGTGCAGCAGCAGGCCAACATGATTGACCAGATGTATAAGAGCGGGCAACTTGACTTGGGGCAGCGTAACGCAGCCTTGGCCGAACTGACGCAACAACAGACCTATGGCCTACAGATGGCGCAATTGGGGCAAGCGCAACAGGAGCAGGCGCGCCGTTTCCAACTAGACTTTTCTACGCAACGCGCCTTAGAAGCTTACCGTCAACAGGAGCTAGGCCAGCAGGCGCAACTAGCACGCGAACAGATGGCGGCGCAGCAGCAGCAGGCGTTGTTAGCGGCGACAGGGAGAAACCAGCGGGCCAACGTACGGTGGATGAGATCGACCTAAGCGACATGTTTCCATCCCTTGCCGATTAAGACACGGCTTATACAGCTTTGTGTAACGCCATATTCTTTGGCTAAGGATTGTTGAGATATATCGCCTTGGGCATAGCGTTTGCGAATATCTATCACATTGCTTTCGGTCAATTTACTGTATGGGTTTAATGCACCCGGTAGACACGGATTAGGATTGCGACCTTTGTCAAAAGATTCCTTGTTGTTGTCGCCGGCAGAGCCAAGCCGCAAGTGCTTAGGATTTACACAGGATGGATTGTCACATGAATGTAAGACCCACTGATCGCCAGGATCAACACCGTAATGAAGAAGGTAAGCAATACGTGGAGCACGCGCCATTCCTTTACCGCGTCCCCCCAAGCCGATACGACCATAGCCGTTTCTGTCTGGTTTGGCTGTCCAGTTCCAACACTCATCCTCATCGCGCTTGTCTACCTTTTCCCAAAATCGTGATTCGAGCGAACGAGGTTTTGGCCCTGTCTTCATAGATTTCTCCTTACCGTATGACATTGTACAACGCACTATGGTAAGTATAACATACAATGATTTGCTTGTAAAAGTACTGAGGAAATGCTGAGGGAATGCTGAGGGAATGCTGATGGCACTACCGGGTATGGGATGGCTCACTGATTTATTGGGATGGGATGAGGAAGAGCAGGCGGCTACTCCGCCTGTAGACATAGAGGCACTACGCGCCCAGAACGCGGCGCAGCGTTGGCGCCAGGCCGTCGCGCTTACACCCGCGCCAACCGTAGGGCCACAGCCACGCACAGACCCGTTACAAAGCGCCCTAGACCAGTGGCGGGCAGGTAGCGGGCAGACAGCACCCGCCCGCCCAATGCAGGGGCCATTACGTCCAGGCGAGACGCGGCCTATGGTTCCGTCTGTGGGGCCACAGATTGCACCCCTTGCCGCGCCTACGGACATAGCGCAGCAGCCCGCGCCGAATCCGTGGTCTTGCT